AAGGCTAAGGCTAAGCGTGAAGCTGAAAAAGCAGCCAAGCGCTGACTTTTTTTAAAAAACTGGGGTTCTAATGGCGGACACACTCGGCGTTAAACAACGCTTTAATGAAATCTTAGAGGCCGCCCGCAATCAGACTAAGGGGAATCAGGCGGCCACTATGGTTGTCCTGAGTCATCTGCAGCAAATGACGCTGTTGATGATAAAAAAGGGTCTGTTTTTTTACTGTGAGCAGGACACTTTTCGTGCTCGTGCCAAGTTTATAAACAGTCTGTTAGAGCTGAATAAGATTGATATCCGCTTTCCATCGATTATTCGTAATTTTTTAATCGATGGTTGTGGTCTTTTTTACTTTCGCCCGGATCCAAAACTTAAATATCAGATCTATTTCTTTCCGAAAGATCAGTATCGGGTTTACCACGACGTAAACGGCAGCCTTAATGAGGTTGTTCTTATTTACAGCTATAACGTTCGCAACTCTTCGGTTGGTTTACCTGGGGATAGCTACGGTCTGAATAAAAGATACGTCCGGATCTCGATTACCGAGGAGACGATTTCTGAATACGAAGCAAATACCGAACTTAGTTTTGAACTAGAGCCTGGTGCGGTCTTATCTCCTAAAAGTTCACGACCCAACACTCTAGGTTTTATCCCGGCAGTCGAGGTTTTAAACAAGCCGAACTCCAGTGGCACTGAAGGGGAGGGGGATTTTGATCCTTTCATGGAGCAAATTGTGCTTCACGATCAGATGATGCGGAATATTGCCAAAAATATTGAGTTTTTTGGTAATCCGACTCTCATCAGCTCTCGTCCTCGTTCCGATTTGGTGGAGGCTGCTGATGCTGACCGTACTTTCCGTCCGACTATTAGTAGCCAAAGCGGTTTTGGCGGTCGGGACACTCCTTCAACCCGAGTTTCTGAACCTTTTGGCGCTAATTCCTCTATAGGCGGTCTTCGTGTTCCGCGAATTATTGCGAACGTAGAGCCCAATGACCGTGTGGGCTACATGTCGCCCGATCCCATTAATGGGGATATGAATCGTTATGCCTTATTGCTGCGCGAAGAGATTCGCACTGCTTTAGGTGGTGTTGACGAAATTTCAATTTCTGCTGGCGCTACAGCTACGGAAATTAAAGGTCTTATGGGTCGTGCTCAGGCTACAGCTTTAAGAAAAAATAAAAGTTTTCTTACTTACGGTTTCTGCCGTTTGCTCGAGATGATTATTTATCATCAAGAGCAAGTTTTCCGTGAAAGCTTTATCGCCGTCACAGGCTTAAAAGAACCTAAAGCTCCGGAAGAGAAAAACGTTGACACCGAACGCGCATATTCGCAAGCGTTAAATAAGTTTGAATCCACGGTTACCGTTGCGATTCAAGATGCACTAAACGCAAATAATATTCCTCCGGGTGTTTATGGATTACCTCCGGATGGCGATCGCCAAGTTTCTTATCGTTTCCAAGGCGATGTTTATGAGGACACCGCTTACGACATTAACCAAAAGTCTATTGTCGTTAGAAACCTTCAAGAACTAGGTGTAGACAGCGTGGAAGCGCTGAAGTATCTTTTCCCCGATAAAACGGATGCAGAACGAGCCGAAATGTTGAAGGGATTTCCCTTCAGAATGGTTCAACAAACACAGAGCGCTTTTCAACAATTTTTAGTATTATTAACTCAGATGTTGCAAACGCCGCATCCTTTATCACCGGATCAGCCTCTCGGGGCCGACCCGCGTTTAAACCTAACGCCCCTGTTATACAGGACGTTTGACCACCTTGCGCAAGAACTGACTTACTCGGGCAGCTATGAGCCAGCAGATCCCAGCTTCGACCCCGAGCCCGGTCTCCCCGGCGGTAGCAGCCCCTCAGGCGGCGCCCTCGGATCAGGGCTCAACCGCCTACCCGCAATGGGTAGCCTCTACCCAGGGGGTGCCTTCGGCAGTTACAGCCCAAGTGCCGTTGCCGGCAACACTCCCTTCGGCCCCTTCTACCAGCAACCAGTCCAGCCAGTATCCGTCAACGTCCTCCCCGTCGAATCCGTGGGAAGCGGCAATGAGCAGCCTGGAACGGGTGGTTTCACGAATCTCCCCGTCCCCCAGCCAGGCAGCACAGTATCCGCAGTACCAAACGGCGGCGCTGGATACTCAACAGTTCAGTCAGAATTTACAGGCCCAACCCTGGCAGTTCCAAGCCCCTACGGCTCCGCTGACCTTATCCAACAACGGATATACAACCCAGACTTCTTATCCGACTTCTACGGAGCAACAGCAGCAAGCCCCCGCCCTCAGCGAGGCAAGCGCCGCCGTAGTTAATCACTTCGGTATTGAAGCTCCTGCGGTTCTGAATCAGTACGCCACTACGCTGGAGGATGCTCTGATCCAACAGGATCAAGCTCTTAACAACATTACCGGCCGTGCGCAGGCCATGGAGATCATCCTGACTGATCCCGATCAGCTGGCTGATTACACTAACCGCTTCTTCACCGAAGTGTATCCCGTGGACATCGATCAACAGCCCGTTCAGCTTGAGACTACTTATCAGCCTCAGTACGATCAAATGCCCGCTGTGCCCGCCGCTTCTAGCGCTGCCGGTCGCCGTGTGGATCCCAACAGCCAGTGGGAAGGCTTCAGCCAGACCATGAACCAGGCTCCTGATCAAGCTTGGCGTTATCTGTCGCAGATGTCCCCCGAAGCTATCCGCAGCAAAATGCTGTTTATGGATGCCGGTTAATTTTTAGCTGATTGAACAGGAGAGCCTCGTTTCGGGGCTCTTTTTTTGTCTAAAATGTTAAAAAAGGTCACTTTATGCCTTTCGCTAGTGATGCACAGCGTCGCAAATTCTATGCGATGGCTGAACGAGGTGAAATTTCTAAAGAAAAAGTTGCTGAATACGAAAAAGAGACTCACGGAGACCTTCCGGAGCGGGTGAAAGCAAAACGCAAGGCTAAGAAGTACACTGAGTCTAAGAACAAATAAAAAAATGCCTAACCCCATCGGTCGTAAGCGCATTCCCTCTGCATCTTCTGAGGTTGACGCCTTGAAAAAGGAGCTAGAAGCTCTCAAAGCGATGTACATTCAGGATATGGCCAACATCAGCGCTGATATTCAAACTTTGGGGTCTCAAACTCAGGGTTCTGAAGCATCCACTGAAGGTTGAGAAGTTTTTAAAAACTTATACTGGGTACAGCTGAGCCACTCTCGTGGTCTATACCCCTCTTTTTAATTACAAATACGATTCTGGGCCTCATCAGATCCAAACCGGACCTGATCACGAAGCATTTCGTGTTGTAAGTTCAGGCATCGTTGATATTGGAGCGGATTATGGTCGCGTTGTCGCCGGTCCCCCCAATAGTGGTATTTACAGAACTGACGCTTGGCGTGCAGTTCCCCCAGCAGTCTCGGGTTTTTGGACAAATTATCAACACGTTGATTATGAACCCAGCGGCGTTTTTCTAAGTGCTTATGAGGGGTATAGGCCATTAGGTGTTAGCACAATTGCTAACGCTAAAGTCCAAACTTCTTATGGTCCTCAGTGGGGTGTCCGTGATACGGGCAAATACACCTATTTCAACGGTGCCGCTCCGTCAAATCAGTCCTACAACCCGTATAACACTCCTGACGGTAACACAGCAGCTGAGGGTTACACCGGAGGCCAATCGTTACAACAACGGTATGCCACTACCCTTCTCACGAACCCCACAAACGACACATCCGGTTCAAGAGCAGCGTGGGTTTATAACCCTCCTGTTTACTGCCAGACATTTACTGAAACTGTGCGGAGCGAAGCGCCTGGTCTAATGTCCACGCCTCTACGTTACATATATAGAGGTCGTGCTGGTAATTATGTGTCAAATTACGGCTCTATTTACCATCAACTACCTGAGGGTGTTCGGTCTATGGTTCGCACCTATAGCGCTTCTGTTAATTCAAGTAATCAAAAAAAGTAAAACGCTAAAAACGCAACAATTAATCTGTTGTTAGGTGTTTAGATAGTTATATTAAGTATGTAGTTCTTCGGAGGTTGACGCTTTGTTCGTCGACAATGATTTTCCGAAGCTGCTCGGTGCGGAGTTATACCGTCCCCATCCTGCGTATGTCGTAGAGATGGCTGCTGAGCCGGTTGTTGTTCACGATTTTTCAAAACAACCCGGTCAGACCGTTCAGCTCGATCGTTATCGTTTCTTTGGCAACCCCGGCTCGAAAGAGTCTCGGGAACGCACCGCTGAGCAGACCATCGGCACTGCTAACAGCCGGAACATTGTCAAGGACAAAGTGCTCGTGACTCTCCGCGAGTACACCGGTCCCGCCGACCCGAGTGACCCCACTCAGCCCAGCACCTTTAAGATTGCTCGCGAGACTCTAATCACCGCGCAGCGTCTTTTGCTGGACACCGGCAATTTGACTTCTTTCCACCAGTCCATCGGTTCGTTAACTCTGCTCGACGATTATCGTCGTTGGCGCGACCGGGTGTTCATCAACGAACTCCTGAAAGCCGTTTCTAAGGGTCAATCTTCCGATAGCCAAGGTGGTTACTACTACCCCGGTAACCTGGCCGTCGGTTCACTGACGTATGCCAACGCCGAGCAAGCTAAATTTGATGTTAAGGACGACCTGCTCCGTGTGGTGAAGAGCCTGCGTAAGCGGAACGTTCCTACCTACCAGGACGGTTTCTATCGCTGCGTTTGCGATCCGACCTTCCTGATGCACCTGCGTCAGAACAGCGACTTCCGCGAAGTTGCTCGTTATCCCGGCAACGGTCAGATCAACCCCCTGATGTCCGCGATGCAGCCCAACGCTGCCATCTACATGGGTCAGGGCTTCGGTCAAGCCACCTTCGTGGCTGGTGAACCGATCATGCCGACCGGCTTCGTATTCGAAGGTGTTCGCTTCTTCGAATCCACGAACATGCCGACTCAGAACGCTACCGCCACCATCGGTGGTACTGCGGCCTCCTACGAGACCGCTATCGGTATGTTCTTCGGTCCCCAATCTGTTGGTGTGGGCATTGGCGGTAACAACGCTCAAGTGCTTCTCAACAACAACGACGATTTCAGCCGTTTTATCATGATGATTTGGAGCCTGTACGCAGGTTTCGAACTTCTGAATGCTGACTTCGCCACCATCGCATACTCCTTTAACGCCTGAGGAGGTAACTAACGATGGCCATTAACTCTAACCAGATCTCCGTTTCCAAGATCTATCCTGGAAACTACACCAACGTTCTTCGTTTCTGGAACGAAGAAAAGTCCGTTACTTATTTGAATGAGAACGGCACCAGCGAGACCCTCACCAACCAACCCGTTGGCGGTCCTGTTGGCGTGGTATTTAGGCCCGGCTGGATTGCTCAGCAAGCCATTGGCTATGTTGACCTGTCCTACCAGGCTGCGGGCACCACCAACCAGCTCGAGTACTACACTCAGGCGTATTCCTCTGGTCTGAACAGTGCTAACGCTGCCTTTGTGAACGGCAACGTTATTATTCCGTCTCCCGACTACCACAAGGATATTCGGGCCGACATCACTACCGGTATCAGCGTGCCTGTGGGCGCGTATGTGTATCGTGCCTCCCTCCGTCTGGACGGTGGCGACGTAGTGTCTAGCGGTGTGGGCGGTGGCGCTGCGGTGCCACACCTGGGTCTTGGCCCCGCTGTCGGCGTGGGTCTGACCGCTACCCCCAGCGCTAGCGGCTTCTTCGCTCTGATCAGCGGCACCAACAGCCGCATTGAGAACGGCACCTTCAACTCCTCGAACGCTTGGGATTCTTCCAAGATGCACGTGGTAACGAGTGCCACCACCTACAAGCTGTTCACCGTGGGCAACCTCGGCGGCGCAGCTGCTTCGGGTCTGGCTCAAGCCTCCGGTGTATACGATCCTCGTGCCACCAACGGCAAGCTGAACGGTAAGGACAAAGCCCTCGCTATCTGCGAAGTGTGCTGGCTCGTTCCCGATCAGGCTCCCGAGCGTAGCGATCTGGCTCTCCAGCCCGCCGGCGTGGTGGAGTCCAGCATCTACACCAGCACCGTTCCCTCCTGATAAAGGTCGGACACTCCAGCCCCCTCTTCGGAGGGGCTTTTTTTATGCGTAGTGCTCGGTGTTGTCTTCTATATACAGTT